TCAATCAATGCGCGAACGGTGTCACCTACTCCGACAGCCTGCGCGGTTGGCAGAGTGCCGCCGACGCTGACAGTCCAAATGTCACCTTTGAGGATAGCCCCAGCCGTCCCGCTTCCGCCGGATGACGGATAGGCATTGACGCTGGCGTCATAGTTGCCGCGATCATCCCACAGCCCGGTTGGCTTGTTGATATTTACGGTGACTGTACCGTTTGCGTAGGTGGCGTTCACGGCATTGCCGGTGAAATCGACGTTATTTGTCGCCACCGGAGTCCCCAGGCTAACACCCTCGTTCTTAAACTGAATGCTGTTCTCGCCAAGGATGGCCCCTGTCACCTCCAGCAGAGCTATGTTCTCCGGCAGCATGCTGAATATTGTCTGGTAGACAACAACGCCTGACGTGTCGTAAATGCGCGCTACGTGATAGACGCTAGAATCGTCAGCCTTCAGACCAAACGTGGCAATCCCGCTGGTGTTGGTGTACGAAGTGACGGCATACAGCACGTCAAATCCGGGATATTGCTGGGCTGCGGACGTGCGCCTGCGCTCAACAACCACGCGCCCGCCACTGATTATGCCGAGACCAAGGGCGTCGGTGCTTACGGTCAGTATGTATGTCGTCATGGTGTCCTCATAAAAACCGTGCGCGAACGCGGGAAGGTCTGGTCAGTGAATACCCGGCGACAGCCTGGTTGCGCGCCTGCGATACAGCATATGAAAACAGGCTTCCATGGTATCCAGCCAGTTCTGGATTGCTCCACGATTGGCCAGGCATGGCCATCAGGTAAGCCAGTGCTCCGGAGGCTATGGCGTCTTTCCACTCCTCGAACACACGGGAATCTACGCCGCCAGATGCCTGCGACGGCTTGATTGCGACAACAGCGCGAGAGACATAGACGGCATCAGGCACAGGATTCATCACAATCACTGACCGGCTGCGCTGGTAGTACCGGGTTGGGCGTCCAGTCAGAGACTGCCAGTCAACAACCTCGTTTTCCAGTGCATCTACCGTTGTCGGCTTTAGTTGGGTTCCGTCAACGCGCAAAGACAGGATTTCAGCAATAGCGCAGTCCGCCGGAGCCGCAATATCATATTCTTCGTCGGTCGCCACGGTATTGAACGGATCCAGTTCCTCGCGCAGATACCGGGATTCACCGCAGAACCGGATACAGGTGCTGCGAACAGCCTCCGTTATCATGGGTGTCGGGCATTCAGGCACATGAATCTGCACTGCGGGGAGCCATTGGGTGTAGGCGACGGCGGTCATTTCGGTTTAACCCCCGGATTGGCAGCGGCATCCGCCTTGGACTTGACGCCAAGCAGGTCGAAGAACGTGGTTTTGTGGGCTTGTGCGGCCTGGTAGTTGGGGCTTGCCTCGTCATCGGACGACAGCAGCCTGTAGAGCATCCACTCCTGCACCGCCGGAGCGAAGAAGTCATCCACCGGGAAGGTGTCTGTCGTTGCGGAAATGGCGGTCAGCGTCTTGACGTAGGACAACTCCACGCCAATGACGGGAGCGCCACTGGCAGGCGGAAACACCCAGAACTCACGCGGGGCAATGGGGTCGTAGAAGTATTCGCGGATAATGGTCTGCCCGGTCTGTTCGTGCCATTCCGGAAAGATCATGTCCTGGATATTGATATCTGATTTTTTGATGACGCGTCCGGCACTGCTTAGCCCGTCTTCGCCTCTGTTGCGGATAACCTTTAGCAGCCGCACCCCGTCTGTCGGGATGGATTGCTTTGTTCCTGCGGTCAGCAGATGGGTGGTAGTCGCTGCGGCAGCATCAGGCCGAACAGCGACAAGCGCACGCAATGCGTCGTTCAATGCGGGTATCAGGTCGCTTGAATCCGTCCACGTCACGGCGGACGGGTCGTTCAGCGTCTTGCGTACCTGCGTCAATACGATGCTGCACTGCATGGCCTGCCCCTTTCATTACTTGGCAGCAGCGGATTGCTGCTCAACATCCGCCTTCGCTTCCCGCACACACTCAACCAGCGCCATCCGGATCAGGCCGACAGCCGTCTCGCGGGCTGGCTTGACATCAATTGCCCATTCCGACTTCAGGAACTCAGCAATCTTGGTCTTGTTGGTGGGTGATACATCCAGAACACGAGTGGCAAAGGCTTCAAGCCACTTGTTGTCCACAGCGTCAGGGTTGACCGTGTGCAGCGATTCAAACGCATCGGCGTACACGTCAGCCTTGCCACCATCGGAAACGGAATCATCTTCTTCATCGGGATATGGCGCACCGGCAATGCGGTAGGCTTCAGGGATGCCCAGCAGACGCTGCACATGCACGGGGTTTTCAACCTCGCACTCATGCGGCATATCAAGGACATCGGATTCCGGCTTGAAATGGTATTTCACCTCGCGAGGCTTATGGCCAAACGTGATGACGGAACCACCCTTTCGCTTTATCAAGCACTCAATCTTCATGGCTTATTCAACCTTCTGCTTCGGACGGTAGCGGATCAGGACAGCCATCTTTGCGTTGGCCGCAATCGCCTGTCCAGGATCGGCAGAGGTGGTGATTTCCACGCCAATGCCTTGGTCGCTTGTGGAAACTGCGTAGCCAGTAGCGCCGACAGTATCCAGACGCTTTATGGCAGCAGTTGCCAGGGATCCGGTAGCAATCACCGCGCTTGATACAGCCGTGGGCGCAGTCGTGCTATCCAGAATGCCTACCTTTCCGGCCGCACTGGTCCCACAAGCAGCGGTATCCAGAACGATGTCAGTGATTGCATAACCGGCAGGTAGTTGCGCAAAGCGGATAACGTCACCAGACAGCAGGCGGGTGTTGGCCGACGGCGACCAGTAGGCGCGGAACGACAGGCTGTCACCGGCCTCGGTAGTGGTAGGCATCGGCTCCTGATATTGCGGGGAGGTGTAAACGGTCATTTCGGTTCTCCGTGAGGATCAGGGAAACCCTGAACGCGGGTTAGGCGTTCGGGTCTACCGCATAGGTGTCAATGGCGATGCTCGACACGTTCTTGGAGTTGAACATGGGCCGCTTGACGTTGAGGATGGAGTTGGTGGAGATCACCAGACGGTTGTTGTCCACGTCGGTGTACTTCTCCTCCCAGGCAAAGCGCAGGCCGTCACCCGGAGAACCGAACGCGGCAACCAGCGCCTGACGGCCCATCAGGGACGCACGGGCAGCGGCAAGGTTAGTACCAGCGCCGTAGTCGCTGAACTTCGTCACCTTGTTGTGCTTGTGCAGGATTGCGCCACGGTATTCACCCAGCGCACCGGTGACGATAGGCGACTTGTTGCCGACCGCCTGAGCCAGCGACTTCTGGATGTCCATCCAGCCGTTGGTGCCGGTGGAGGTCCGCAGGTTGTGTTCCTGGAAGTCGTGCATGATGACCACGAAGTATTCGCGGCTGCCCATCTTCAGGGGAACGACACGCTGCAAGTCAGTGACGCCGCCGCCCATCGTGTTGGCCTTGGTAATCACCTTGTCGATCACGCCCAAGGTCATGCCGTCGGTGTTGGCGATGGATGCCTTGGAGGTGGCAGAACCGCCGTAAACGATGTGGCTGGAGTCCGGAGCGGTCAGGGTGTTACCGGCATAACCGGTGAACGTGGTCGGCTCGATGTAGTCATCGTTGACGCCGCGTGCGCCCGACAGGTGCATGAAGCTGATCTCGTCGAACAAACGGGACCACCAGTCCTGCAGTTTTTCCTTCGCGATCACGCGCAGGTCGTTGACGGTGCGCTTGCGGGTCATACGACCGCCAGCGTCCACGGCATGACGAATCTGGGTCACGCTGATGCTGTCGCTGTAGGAGCGCAGGGACTCTGCGTTGCCTTCCAGGTTGTCATCTTCCAGCGTGGGACGGCCCTTCAGCTGCACATACAGGTCGTAATTGACCGTATCGCCATCGTCCTTTTCGAGGTCGGTGACAAGCTGCATGGGGGAGTTGGGGGTGCGGTTCTTGGAACCCGCCGCCATGAAAGTCGAACCCCAATAGGAGCCGAAAATGGCGTCGTCGAAAAGCGCCCCAGCAAATGCCTTTTTAGTTTGGGCATTTCCGGTGGCAATGGTGGTCTGGCCCATCTTGAGTACCTCTCACAGTTGCTGATGTGAGGCACTCTTGCGCCGGGCCGGGGTCATTCCCGGCGACTTTGACAATCGCGTCCGAGAGGATTTCCACTCGGACCTTGCGACTACCTTTTCTCTCAAGAAGATGAATGCGGTGGTCGCCTATCACAATCGTACCACCGATTTCAACATCTCGAAACAATCTTGTTTGTTTTCCCATGATTAGCTCAGGCTGCTCAGGTAGGCATCGCGCTGGTCTTGTGACAACTTGCTGTATGCGGCCTCGTAAGCCGGACCGCTCAGGTTCGACAGGTGGGCATACGGCGCGTCGTCGTTGTTTGGCAGAGCCGCCTGCATCATGCCAAGCGTCGGCGGTATGTTGGGCTGCGGCTTGGGTGCTTTGGCTGGCGTCGCCGGTGCAGCTGCAGCCGCCGGTGCCGACATACCAGTCATGGCGCGGTAGGCGTTGCTGGCAATGGCGATGATTTCAGCCGGGGTCTTGTTCTCGTTCGCCTTCAGGCCCACGGCGAACTGGATGGCGTTCTTCAGGCCGTCGTGATGCTCACCCGCCGCGTTGAAGATTTCATTGCCTGGAGCGTTCAGGAAGTCGTTGGCGGCGATGTACCACGGGTCGCTGGCGGCAGATGCATCCTGAAGCTCAACTTCCTTCTGCTCCAGAACCTGCGATGTCATCAGCTGGCTGGCTTCGATGGCTTCGATGTCTCGCATCAAGCGGCGCTTCTCGATTTCGTATTTGGCCTGGTTGATCTCGCCGTTTTCCAGCTGGTCGCCCAAGTCAATCACCTTGTTCTCGGCATCCGCCAGCTGGGTCGCCAGTTCGGTAGCCTGCGTGGTCAGGGCCAGGATTTCGCCTGACAGGGCTTCCTCATTCGCTTCGGTAGCCTCCACCGTGTCGGCATGAGGAACGTCAGCAGCAGGAACCGGCTCATCGGGCAGTTCTTCGCCGCTCTCCATCGCCTCCATCAGCTTCTTGTAGTGGTCGCGGCCTTCCTGCTCGGCGGGGCTGAAGTCGCCCTCCATCCGGGTGTCTTCGTCCTTGGCGGGAGACGCCGGGACAGCAGTGGATTCAGGAACAGACGGTACAGTTTCGGGCGCGTTTACTTCGGTGTTCATGTCTTCGGTTTTCATTGCTGCATTGCTCCGGGAGGACTCAAAATGCTGTTGATGTTGGTGATGAGGTCATCGGCCACGGCAGTGATGCCGGGGTTTGTTGCTGCCAGCCCAGCGGAAGCCATCGCCTCCTGAAGTGCCTGCATCTTGTCGCGCAATGCCCGTGCCGACTCGGAGTCAGCCCCGGCGTGCGCCTTGTTCGCTTCGCCTTCCAGCTTGGATATTTCAGCAAGCAGCTTGCGCTTGGCCAGTGCGTCCTGCTCTTGCTGCTGCGCCTGCTGCGCCTCCTCACGCTGCTTGCGCTGGTCGTCGGGTTCAGCCGGGTCCGGGGATCCGGTGATACGCCGCATCTGCGCAAGCAACTCGTCCTTGTTCGGCAGGTCGGTAAGCTCGATGCCCATCTCGATCATGGAAATACCCAGCATCGGGTTGCCGGTGTGCTGCGCAATCTGACCGGCAGCGGAAAACATCTGCTCGGAGAGTGAGGCGCGGATGGTGGCGCGGTAGTCCTGACGGTCCACGATGAAGTCGGACTTGCTGCGGGTGATGTCGGCATCCGGTGTGCCGTCGTTCACGGACACGAAATCCGGGCGCCCACGCTCACCCGAGATGCGGAACTGCATCGGCTCCGTCATGTACTGCTCGATGAGCGACAGGATCAATTCGCCTTCCAGCTGGAACGACAGCGCATTGGAGTCGAACAGGTTGGTGGTGATGATTGTCCCCTGCTCACTCCGCGCTTGGATGGCCACGCCGGAGGTTGCATTGGTAGGCATGCCCTGGTTCTCGCCGGTCACGCCGGAAACCTGCCGGATATAGGCCGAATCCTGGAAGCCAAACTCCACATGCGCCTGCGACAGCTGCACGTTTTCCAGAATCTCCAGCGACGATCCGCGCTTCTTGCGGATAATCGAGTCAGGACGCGCCATTTCCTCTTCCAGCGTCTTCTGGTCTTCGACAGCATCCTCGTCCATGACTACGCGCCGGGTAGACAGCAGGAACAGTGCCTTGTTGCGGCGCTTGTTCAGGTCGTCCTGCGGGTCGCGCATCGGCTGGATGACGCCGTATGTGCTACCGTCGCGGTCGTTGATGAACGCAATGCGGGGGACGTAAGGGAATCGGTTGTGCGAATACGGGCTGACATCGTTGTGCAGCAGGTGGTTGCGGGTCAGGATGGCGCAGTACATTTGGGAGCGGACGGTATCGACCACGTCCACCAGCCCCATCTGCACGGCTTGAGCATGGCGCGGGTCTTTTGGGTTGAATACGGTCCCGGACAGCGCCCCTTCGCCGCGCATGATCTTCGTGCGGGTGGTCTTCTTGTACCAGACCTCCCACATGCGGATAGCCATGCGCCCATTGCCATAAGTCATGCGGTTGGCAGACAGGCTTCCGCCACCACCGTTCAGTATCCCGGCGGTGATGTACGCCTCGTTCTGCAACTCCAACTCCAGATCATCGCGTTCCTGCGTCTCTGCCTTGATGAGGTCGGCTTTGTCGGGGAACCACGCAACTGCCTCCTCTTGGTCGATAATGCGTGAACGGATGACATACCGGCTCCCGGACAGGTCGCTTGAGCGGTCGGTGCTGTCGCGGATGATCTCGCGCCAGTGGACATCCGTGAACGTGATGCGAAACTCTCCGCTGTACGGGTCGGGTCGGTAGCTGATTTCAGTCCAGCCCTCGCCCACCTTCACCATGCTGTCAAACGCACGGCTGCGCTTCCACGCCACGTTGTTGATGTCGGAGATGTACTTGACCAGCTTCGTCTTGCGGACGGCAGGCTCCACGTCGTCTTCGGAGCGCGGGGCAATGCGCCAGTCGAACCGGGTGCGCTTCTCCGAGCCGGTGATCCAGAGGATGGCGGGCTTGATCTCGTTGAACTGGAGGAAGGTTTGCCCACGTTCCTCCATCTCCAGCACCTCATCCTCCGACAGCCCCATGTACTGATGGTCGTCGAAGTAGTCGGCATCGAGGGCTTTGCGGGCGCGCGTCTTGGCCTGGAGCCATGTTTCCCGGTCGATGATGGACAGCAGCCACGAATGGGTATCGTGATCCTCGCCGCCGGTTCCATTCAGCATCTGCCGGTTGTCACCCTCGGCGGGTTGAAACGATTGTTGGCTCATCGCGCATCCACCAGTACCTTGTCGTTGATCTTGACCACCAGTTCACTCAATTCCATCTGGCGCTGGAGTTGTGCAGCTTCTGCCTTCCCGCTGTCAGGTGGGAAGTAGTGAAGCTCATCCACATGCTTTTCAAACAAGTCACCAATCATGCGGATGTCATGCAGGTTGGGCGCGCCAAACAGTTCTATGGCTGCGTCCCTGGCAAGCATGTACAGCTCGACAGGATCACGAACCCTCCACTCCTCTTGCCGTGGGAAGTAGTACGCATGCCCAACATCGAATGCACGCCTGCAAAGAGCAAAAAAGGCGTCCTTCGTCCCATCTAGAGTGGCATTGGCTATGAAGCACTTCACGCCACCCCATCCAGCCACCTCTCTGACGTTCTCTCCAAGCGTGATGGTTGTCACGGAGCCTCCTCCGCGCTCACTTCAACCCGGTCAACAACCACGGCAGGCTTCAGGCCGATCCTGATGGTGATCTCCGGCGAAAGCGGGAGTGTGGCCAGCGTTGAGCATCCGGAGAGCATCATCAGGATGATCAGGTAGCCGATGGCGTGGTATTTCATGTCGTCAGTCCTACAGCAGCATCCAGTCTTCAGCAAGCATGTCGGCCTGCGATGCAAGCCACCCAACAACAAGCGACCCGTCTGCCGTCTTCATTGCAATTGATGCGTGGGGCTTGTACTGCTCGCTTGGATTTTTGCTTGACGCTGGCGGCCTGACGGAAATGACGCCCATGACTTCAGCCGGGATCAGGTATAGCCACATCCCCTTGCCATTCCACCCCGCCCGGCAGACGCGCTTGCCATTTTTGAGTGCGTTCAGGGCGTCGCCAAAATTCATGTCGTTCACGTTCTTCTCCAGTTCGCCGAACTCCGGCGCTTTTGCATGAAATTCTTCCCGGCGTCCTGCTTGGCGTCGGAGTGGGCGGTTTGCCCGAGTTGTCGCAGTGCATCGGCCGCCTCTGAGTGGCCGCCAGCCTTGTCAGGCTCGTCGCTCCAGCAGCCCATGCGGTCATTCCATTTCTTGCGGTAGGCGGAAATGTGGATCAGGCCCGCCTTGCAGTGGGATTCGTCAAAAACCAGCGTTGGGAATATGTCTCGCGTCTGCTGGATGCCCCAGTTCACATCCTGGATGCGGTCAACCGTCGCAAACCGCTGGCCTGGCATCAGTTCCTCCAGCATTTGCCGGGGGCTGATGTTGCGGTTCTGGCCCTGCCTGACGTGGTCAGCATCGTGCGGCAGGTAGTGAGTGCCGAATATCACGCCCAATCCCTGCAGCCACTGCGCAGCATGACTGTATGGCTCACCCCATGCCTCGTAGAACCGGATAACACGATTCTCGCCGCCAAGCCGTTGCGTGACCCATATCGCGGTACCGTCGCTGTTGCCGATGTCCCAATATGTGTGGCACGGAATGTTGGGAAGCAACGGCAGCGCCAGCTTGATGCGACCCTCCTTTCGTGCGGCCGCCATCTGCTTGGTGAAGTAGCAGCCTTCCGTGCTGACCTGGAACGCTTCTTCCGGGTAGGACGGGTATTCCCGCCACATCTTCTCGTCTTCGCCGGAGAACTCGCTGTCGCGCGTGGCGACGTACCAAGCCTTTTGCCGGTCGGTCAGCTTGACGCCGGTAATGCCTTCGACCTGGGTGAAATACTCCTCGTCCTGCTCCGTCAGCAGCACGTCATCCGGGTCAATCTGATAGCCGGGCTCCTGCCACCACGGGA